CTATAAGGGCCCCCATCGTGGATGGGGGAGGCACCTGGCGGTAAGTTTGCCAGGGTTTTTGGGTGGTGTGTGTACGATACGGTTATACTAGATAAATGAAGCGTAAAACACAGTTAAAAGTAAAGAACAAACGAGGTAAAATTTTTATTTATTTTTGGCTTCGATATGGTCCAACCTAACCTAGACGTATGAACGTCCGGTTGGAACTGCAACGAAAGCTAAAAACCCGTACTTTACACTGATATATTGTAATACAAATATAGATAAGAAGCATGTGACATTACTTCTTTGGGAGGGTCACCTTGCCTGCGGTTGAAGGAATAACAGAGTACTCCTCATGGAAAATCTGACTGAGGTCTTCAGTGTACGTAACAACTGGAATTGTTGATGATGTTTTGTCATGAGGTAAACAATCGGCTAAACAATGTGTTTTCTTGCCACCATTGTTCAAGCGCAGGCGTGCCAAGAAGGCTTTGACCAAATGGCGCTCATAATCAGTGGCGATAAAAGTGGAGATTGTTTGAATAGCTGACTGAGAGTACAATTCGATTTCATAATACATGTCAAGGTATCCAACGATTTCAGATGCCGAGTTGACACCGTCTGGCCAAATTGCCATCATACCTTGAGTGGTCTGGCGTTTGTCAGCAGTGCCAGCAGCAGCAATAGCTGAATTAAACCAGGTTTCATTGCCATGGTAAGCATATTCCATGTATGTAGCCGCAGAGTTGAAGTCATGTTTGGAAAACACTTCAAAACCATCGGTGAGGCGAACTTCATCAAAGGACGCGGGTGCGTCAGCTTGGTCAGAATCAGGTGTGACGCTCATGGCAATCGCACCAGTATAACTGATCGTTCTAACAGGGGTGTAACGAAAAGCAAGTTTACGGATGCAATATTTCTCGTAGGCTTGTGAGCGTGCTGCGCAAACGCTGTTAAACGTATCAGGGCTCAACTCAATCAGGTTGGCAGTCAAAGCGGTGGCGAGAGTATTGTTTGTTGTCAATGAAGATGTTGCAGCATTACCGGTGATTGTTTGAAAAGGTTGATTGCCACGGATAAGCGTGCCACGAAGGCCAAGTGTAGGACTATAACACGTGGCATCAGCTAACGCGGCATGTCCGCCTCGTTGAACAAGGCTGAAGGAAGTAGGAACTGCAGTGGTTGATTCGGCGCCCAAGGCACTGCGTGTCCGAGTAAAGCCCAAAGCGGAGCTGCGAGTACCGGCACTTTTAGGTCCAGCCTTGTACTTATGGTTTTTATTGCGATTGAAACGACGGCCCTGAGTTCGAGAGCGGCTGCCTCCGGGATTACGGCGTGGGTTTCCTTTGCGGCGCGGTCGGACAATGTCGTTGGAGTCGGACCTTGAAACGTTTCTGAATTGTGGTCGAACTTTGCGGGGAGACGAAGTGGGACCAGTAGGCTTAGTACGAGCTGTGTGAAAAACGTTTCGATAACGCTGAAAGCTAGTCTTAGCTTTGCCCTCAACGGAGGTTCCTCGTGATGCCAGCCTCCGGGATAAGTCGGCGAGCTGCTGTTTCGAGAATAAGGGACTGGATTTCCCAGGGCCGGCAAACAACGCAGGTGACCCGTTCGACTTGTCCGTGATGCTCGCCCGAACATTTTTGTTGGCTTGCCAGAGATCCTTGATGAGTTTGGATGCTTGCTGGTAATTGATACTCCCGCGGTGCTTGCGGGTTGCAATCTTGTCCATGATTTGACGAGTTCCAGGAATCATTGGCGCGTCTCCGCTCAAAGCGACAGGGTGATTGACAGTCCCGTCTGGTTCGCCGTGGGTGATATCTTCCACGGTCGCTTGAGGGTGCATCGTCCGAGCACGTTTCTTCGATATGCGGGCATTGTAACGGGCGATCTGTTTGTTTTGCCACGATAGTCCAGTCGACAGGTTGGACATTTGTGTTGGTATGGTGGAACGACTTCTGAATATTTGCGTTCGTGACTTCCGATTGGTTACGGGTAAATATGATTATTACAGTAAAGAACACACACGTGGGACTTTACAGTGTAACAGACTAAATAAATTGTCCCCAGGGTCCCAAGAAACCCTGGTCTGTTACACTATGATACATGATGCGTTAGCGCTGAGCGCCACGCATCTTATTGGCCATGTGGCCATCACGCCAGTCATCAGGCGGCCCGCGTGGTGGTCGTGTTCCTCTACCACGACCACGGCCTGTCATCTGGGCACCGCGGCCACGTCCGCGTCCGCGTCCACGATTCGAATCAACGGTTTGCGCAGGGATTCGGGGTCGAGGGCGGGGTTTCTTGTGATTCGATTTAGAACCCGCAACAAACTCAGGCGTAGTTCGTGACACGGATGGTATCGTGCTGACTGTGCCTAGAAAAGGAGCAAACTTAAATGGTGTGGTTAATGCACGGGACGCACGGATTGCATCCATTCCAGCAACAGTTTTGGGGGCATCGTCCCACCCGGCATCCTCATCAAACGTCTGGTTTTTCACAAGCATCGACTCGTCAACTTCGCCGGGTTCAAGAGGTGCCTTAGCGCTAACAACATATTCCCCGTTGACTACAGCCTCAAATGGTGACTCTGTAATATGATCGTCGATGTCAGTGAACACCGGACAATTCAATAATTCGTCAGCCACAACAATGCTGGCCAACCAGTCAGTAAATTTACTAACGTTGAAGTCGGGTAAAGTTGATGCAACGTAGGCGTCTTGCCAGCCGTCATTGCCGTTGGGGTATTGAACACTACGCTCATAATAAGCACCCCACTCGAGCAGTTGTGGATTAGCTTCGGCAACAGGCTTGGGAATGAGTTCAGTAAAAAGCTCAGCGGTGCGAACAATCGGCCCGATAATGGGCGTATTCCGATCGGTCATGGCGAGGGCACGCAGTTTCTCAGCAAATTTCTCTAACGGGCTAACGTTCGGCCCCAAAGTGGTGGTGATGTGCAACTTCATCAGCGATCGCTTAACATCACAGCAACTGTCGGTGCTTCCAAACCATACATATGGGGAATACTGGCGCGCGAGGAAAGCAACCCCAATTTGGCCTCGATGTACGCGCGTGATGTCAAGTTTCTGACCAACAAGTGCAGATGCCTTTTGATAAACGTCCTCAGCGAGGTCAGCGGATAGTCCATCGTCGCCTCCATAAACGCCGAGCATATCATATGCAGCATCAGGTGCAATAAACATCCCGTCAACGCGTGTCATACGATAAGCCACGTAAGCAACGAAGGCGTTGCTCAATGAGTTGCATGCGGACGTTTCGGGCGACCCAGAGCAACGAGCATTACCGGTCCTGTATTTGACGCCGGTCGTCGTGCAAGCTTTATTATTAACTTGCCTCTTAAGGAGCTCATATACAACGGACTTATAATCAGGGCGAAATGCACGCAATATGACCATGCTCTCAACCGCGCGCAACACAGCAGATACACGACCGTCGAACCGGGAAAAATCGGTTTTAACAACGTGGGCAGCGGGACCACACACTTGCGCTACGCGGGCGGCAACGTCGGCAGGGGTTTTAGAGAAGCCGTACCAACGCGCAGGTTTGAGTATGCATTCAGCAAGTGGGTACATAATAACCGAATAATCAGCTTTGCAAGATGCCGTGAGGGTTGAGATGACGCGGGCATCCTTAATTGCGTTGTACGATTCACGCTTCACGAACGACTTAATGAAATCCGGTGAGTTGTCGCCCATAACACCAGCAACAGCCAAAATGCGTCGCTGCGCCGGTGATGGTTGCCTCTCATATAATTCGTCTTGTTCAACCGGCACAAGCGTGTCGGCGAGGTGTTCAGGCACGACATGTTTCGCAAACTCAATCATCAACCGATGGAGAAATGGCGTGCAAGCAACATTGCTGGCTATGCTTGTAACGCGGCCGTGGACCGCACCTTTCTCAGTGTTGCTAGGCCCATTGGTAGCACAACCCAACTCGGGCACGCAACTGCCTGGGTAATATGGTTTCATAAACATGCTCTGAGCGGGTTTAGCATCAGGATCATAATCGCGGGGTGAAGGTTGGTAAGTTCTCATACCGGCTCCAACAGGATACACAACGTGAGGCTTATCACCAGTCATTTCACGATGATATTCAACGAGCATAAGACATTGCGTCTTCGTGGCAATGGTTTCCTTGTCAAGATAACTAGCAACTTGGGGCGGTGACAAATCAGTTTTACTAATACGAGCAAGCGACGCAATAGCGTCGTCTTCAGTAGCCTGAACTTCGACATGCAAATACGTGTTGACGATGCCCGTGGACCGGAAGTGGCCTGCGCTAGTAATCGCGTCAAGTCGCAAAAACCGACCAGTTGCAACCTTAAGGCGCTGGAGCATATTATGTTGCAAGAAACACATCAACCAACACCCAAGCAGCCTCCAACGACCAGTTGGTGACAGCAGGACAAGGTAATGATTATCTGCAATAAGACGTTTGTCAACCAAATACGTGGCAGCCCAGACAGGATACCCACAGACACGCCGTACAACGGTAATGTTATCGGTGCCATAATTCCAAAGGGGGTGGACATACGTTGCTCCACCAGTCACGTTGTAATGCAAATTATCATGCTCATCAAACGTCCAAATGTAGTCCTGTGTACCGCCAGCAACAGCATCAGGTATAAAAGTGTATAACAACACAGGCACATGATATCTCGCAAGGAAATCAGGCATATTCATGTGGTAATCGGTGTCCACTATGCCAATAATTTTATGGGAATCGAGGGGTAACATAGGGCCGGGCTGGACTGACACGTCTTTGGCCCAGTAGAACACACGAGACCCGGGGATATCATTGCGTTGATCAGCCACGGAGCACTGATACATAAACACCTCAGTGCCCATAGCGTACGCAATATGCTGTATAAGAGCGGAACCAGAACTACGCGCTGCAGCAGAGTTGGCATGGGTATGATTCGCCACAGGTGGCATGTCAATCATGGGAGCAGAATTAAACGCATCCCTCATTGTCTCAGATGACAAACTGGGGTGATAACGCAAATAATGTATCATCCTCGTTAGCCACTCGCGAGGCATAAACTCAGCGTGTAGCAACAGAGGGATTTTCTTGGTAAGTGCCTTCGCCACAACACTAACCACGTATATTGTGGCAAAGTGTGTGAAGTAGCAGTGTTTATAAACGACCAACAATAGGTCGAACACAAGCATAACCCAGCGTGAAAAAGCATAGGCTGCACAGACTAATAGGTCTTCCAGTAAATTCGGTTGACCCATTTCGCAACTTCCAACGTGGGGTAATGCGGTGAATAACCCGGGAACTAATGG